GCAACAAAATTCAGGTGGAGGATCTTGGTTTGAACTATACAACAGAGTAACAGTTAGAGCATGTTGGCAAGGACCCAACGCCGGTGTCCCAGCCACAGATAGAATATGGACCATAGGACGGCCAACAGCTGCCTATTATCCTTTTGGTAGTAGTGGATCTTTCTTAGTTAGACCGCAGTCATTTATTATACCAGCATTAGAATTTTCAGACATGAGTAGCAGCGGCTTTGGCAGCATTCCAACTTCACAAATAAAATCTTATCATGAGAATACAGCAGATCTAATTGCTGATGCAGCTAGCCCTTACACAAATTTATTCTTAAAAGCTACAGGAGTTAGCAGTGGCACTGAATATGAATATGGAATATTTACGCAACCAGCATGCAGAGATGTGCACCTTCTTAGGTTTGGATTCTTTATACCCGCCCAACAAAATGGAACTACATTTACATTAAATACGTATAATACGTCATTGGGTTATCCGCTTCCTTCTACTAATATACCTCCTAACACAGGCGGTAGTGTAGGACAAGGCACAGTTAAGATGGGAAGAAGTGCACCAAACACTCCTGCAACTACATATGATCCGTCAACAACTGGAACACTAACAGAAACTTCTGTGCCAAATGCATGGGAAATTGCTAGTGCCAATACTGGAGATAAAACAGTTTACAACGGAGAGATTACAATGAGAATTACTCAAACAAATCCGTATAATATTAATATCTATAGATATCTTCCAGGTAATTTAACATATAAAAATAGAACTGGTGCAAGCACATACGCAAATGCAGCAGATATATCTAATTCTGTATGGGTCCCAGGTGCAACAAGCACATCAGGAGGTAACTCAAATGTTTTAGATGAACTAACAATTAGTCAAGACAGTAATGGATATATTACTGATGTAACATATGACTCAAGTGTCAGATATGCAAGTGCAGATGAATTTATGCTTACATTTGACACATTACCAGACACATATACACCTCCTGCTCCTACACTAGCAGAACAAGAAGATGTATGGGACACAGAAGATGAATGGGCAGACTATGGATACGCAGGTGGACGCAAAGAGTGGCCATTTCATGTAACACCAAGCAAAGCAGATATTGTATATAATGCACCAACTATTGCAAATATGTCACAAAGTGGTATCAAGTATACCCGCAGTGTAGGACACACTGACTGGCGTTTAGATGTAGCATATCCGCCAATGACACATGAGGAATTCCAAAAGTTTCATGCAATTGCACAAGCGGCACAAGGACAAGCTATGCCATTCTTCTTTAAGTTACGTGACAAAGACGGTGGACCAATACTATGGAGAAAGTTTGAAGATACAAGTGTTAGCACAAATAGTCCAAGATTCAAAAATGCTGTAGCATCAGGTGATAGACTAGCACTAGTAGAAGGATTTGCTGCTAATGAAAGCAATGCATTTATACAAGGTGAAGTGTTTCTTGATGGTAACAATGACAATGGATATGTGCATACAGTGTTAAACACAGTTGATGCAAACGTATATGGTGAAGCTAAAATACGCACACCTTGGCCATTTAGAACACCAGTTAGTCCAGGTGATGGCTGTTACAAAGAACCAGCTCATATAGTTGTTACACTAGCAAATGATAATTTTGAATACAAAGTAGACACAGCAGGTTATTATTATATGAGTGTAAGTTTTGACTTAGATGATTGGAAGTAAAATATGGCAACCCTAGAACAGATAGTAGCAAAAGAAACTATACAATACTTTGATTGTGTTGCTGTAAACATTGACAGTTCACACAACTATTACTTTACACAAGCACCATTTAATATAACACTAAGTGACGGCAACAACTATAAAGCCGCAGGTGGATTGTTACAAATGACTGACTTTGTTGACAATGCAAGTTTTAGTATTGAACAATTAGAAATACAATTAGCAGGTATTGTTACATTACCAACAGGTGAAACAGTATTAAAGACAGTTCAAGAGTTAGATTACATTGACAAGCCACTAACAATATACAGAGCATTTATGGAAGATTATGCTGTAGCACATGAAGTTGTGTTATACAAAGGCTTTATCAATAACATAAGTGCAGCACTAAGTGACGGTGGTGATAGCACTACAGCAAGTATTAGCACAGCAAGTCACTGGACAGACTTTGATAGAGTAAGCACAAGATACACAAACTCTAACAGTCAACAAAACATACATCCAGGTGATGAAGGTTTTAGTTTTGCAAAAGAAGTGCAAAAAGAAGTGCAGTGGAAAGAAAATGCGTGATAAAGATCAAATGAAAGTTGGCCTTTGGCTAGCAAGTAAACAATGGGAACCTTGGGCACGTGGAACTAATGATTGTTGCACACTGTTTATGGAATACCATGATCATATGTTTGGCACAGATACTGTATCAAGCATATACGGTAAATACAATGACTTAAGAAGTGCAATTAAGTTACGCAAGGAATTCCCAACAACTGATGTATGGTTTCCAGAACACGGATATCATCAAGTGTTGAAACCCCAAACAGGTGATGTAGTAATGGTAGAACAAAGATGGTTTCCAAGCAGTTATATTATTTGTATGGCTCAAGCATGGGGTTTAACAGATGATTCAAAACGTATGACTAAACACATAGTTGAAAAGCCAAACGTAGAATACAGCATATGGAGACATGAAGCATGGGATTAAGCAGTGTAGCAAAGTTCTTTATCAAACTAGCAATATCACTTTACAGTTATAACCAACAACGTAAAGCACAAAAGAAAGCTGAACGTCAAGCACGTGCGGCACGTAGTAATGTTCTAATCAACAAACAATCAAACAATGATCCTGTATATGTATTATACGGGCGTCAGCGTATGGGCGGAACAAGAGTATTTGTTGACACATCAAACGGAAGTGGTGACTTAGCTGGAACAACCAAACTAAACTTTGTATTGGTTATGTGTGAAGGTGAAATAAACACAGTAAAACAAGTATACTTCAATGATACTATAGTATGGGATGATGCTGATGGTGGAACACTAAGTGCAAACAGCAGTGGTGGTTATACACTAGGTGGATGGATTAGTAAATATGCACCAACTATTACAAGCAATTGGTATCCAGGAACTACAACACAAACAGTAGATACAAGTCTACAAGGCAGTGTAGGAAGTAGTGTATGGACAAACGCACATGAATTAAAAGGTGTAAGTTATTTTACAATGTTATTAGAAGCAGATGGTGAGAAGTATGGTGGGCAATTGCCTGTTGTTACATTTGTGCTAGAAGGTAAAACAATACTTGATGTAAGCACACTAGTAGATGGTGATGTTATTGGTGACATGAACAGCGGCAACTATACAAGTGGTATAGATCAAAGTCCTGTGGATGTAATGTATGACTATCTTATCAATACAGTGTTTGGCAAAGGCTTAGACAGAGATGCTAACGGAACTTGGATTGCAGGTAAACACATAGACTTAGCCAGCTTTCAGCAAGCAAGAATAGATGCTGCAGCAGCACGTGGTGGTAGTGGATACAAAATTAATGGATTCCTACAAACAGAAAAACAACTGTTTGATAACGTAGGTGAAATATTAGAAACATGCAATGGTATATTATTGTTCAAAGATGGCAAATATCAAATGCGTATTAAAAAGCCAAATGAACAAGTAGGTATACCAAGCAGTGCAATCTTTGACAAAGACACTATTATTGGAACTATAGAATTAAGTTTACCAGATAAAGCACGTAAACTAAACAAAGCCACAGGTATATTCAATAACCCAGATACAAAATACAATGATGATGTAATTATATTTGATGATGCAGCATTTAGAGTCACAGACAATGGTAGTGTATTAGAAACACAAGAAGATTATACTATGATTACGGATAGTGCCCAAGTTTTAGACTTGATTACACAAACGGTAAATATTAGTAGAGATGAATACACAATTAGATTCACAGCGGCACACACAGCACTATTATTACGCTCAGGTGATATTATTGAAGTAAGACATCCAGAGTTTGGATGGGGTGTTGATGCAGGTGAACAACAAATCTTTTTCCGTGTGCAAGAACTAAAATTAACAGAAGACAACACAGTAGAAATTACAGCTACCAAATATGATTCTTCAAAGGAACTATAAATGAGCATTATATCACTAAACAGCGGAACACAAGCACACTTTATGGCACAAGGAAATGATGTGCAAAGCAGTATTAATTTAGATAAACTAAGTGATGTTACTGTAACAAATGTAGCAGATAACCAAGTATTGAAATATGACGCAAGTCAAAGTCAATGGGTAAATGTTGCAACAGGTGCCATCACAAGTTTAGATCAATTAAGTGATGTAGTAATCACAAATGTGCAAAACAATCAAAGTTTACAATGGAATGCCGCTACTAGCAAATGGATAAATCAAGACATTACAGCTAACTCAATAGACGGCGGAACATACTAACAACATATAGTCAGTTTAGGTGTCTTAGACGCTCAACAAGGGCTATATATAGCGTCAAAATTCACAGGACTACCTAATGCCCCAAAACAACAAGAAATACACAATAGAACGCCTTAAAGGCGGTTTTAATAGAGCCCTACCATTACATCAATACAACCAATTGGTTCACTTTGTAGCAGTTAGAAAATTACTAGCAGAATGCCCTGGAGACTATGTTTGTTATAGATGGTATCATGATAGAGTAGCTGTAGCAACAAGTGAACCAGATATAAATGAATGGTTAGGTTTGCACGGCTTAGAAAACAGATCAGTAGAAGCACCAAAATTAAATAATACAGGTATACAAGCACAACAAACTGGACAAAACGGATACAGTAAAAGTTTTAGTAGTGATGCAATGGTAGACAGCAAAACACTACAAGCAGAAATTGTGCAAAGATTAGACAATGGTGCAACACTCACAAGCATTGCTGATGAATTGGGTTGCAGTCCTGCAAACATACACTATCACCGTAAAAAATACAATGAACGTATGGCCAAAGAATTAGAGGTTGACAACTAACGTTTTATAATGTATAAATAGTATTGTAAGTTAAAAAAGTTTTTGTATATTTACTCATACGTTATTATCTCTTTACAATATAATAACACAGCCTACTAATTTAACTTAAAGTTGTATACGGGTAATTTACGTTATTTCATACGTAAGCTCCAACAGATGCATTTTATTTCCTTGAAATATTTTGTGCCATTAGCAGATAACTGCCCAATACTGTATACAGCGTATCTAAAAGTATATGATTTCAAATCAGCCCTATGCAGTTTCTCCAAAAAACATGTTGCATAGGGCTTTTCTTTGACCAAAAGACGGGTTTTAAACCCATAAAGGTTGACAAATAAGGTTTTGTCATATATACTATTACATACAGTTAAGAATAATCTTAATTTACAATAAGGCACAAACAAACAAAAGGAAATAAAATGAACAAAAAAATACAAACATTCTTAGAAAATTACACTTGTGAACAAACAAGACCTAACCATTGGGAAGGCACATTCACTAAAACTAGAACCCTCCACAAAATCCGTGACGGCTTAACAGACCAGG